ATCTACAACTGGGTTCTGTGGAACATAGGCGCAGTCGGCGTGGTGGCGGCCGCCACACTTGCTCGGGGCTGGCAATGCAGCACCGTGCACGTCGCAAAGCAAGGCGTGAACTCATACCGGTTCAACTTGTCCGGTTACGACACCTGCGCTAAAGTTGGTGTTATCGCGTTCATGCCGCCGTTCGTTGATGGCGCGTACGCACCCACGTGCGAGCGCGTCAACGATGTTGCCGCCATCGATGGGCGAATCGTGCGCGTGCAACCCGAGGAAGTGAACTTGGAGGGTCCAGAGGTGCTTGAAATCATGCACCTTGCCGACGAGTTCATCAACCTGTGCGTGCCCGCCCATATGCGCAAGCAGATGGTGTGGGAGGACTTCGAGGACGTGTGGGAGCGGCAAAACCGCCCCGCACAGCGCATGCAGGCCGAGCGGTCGGGCGTGGAGCCACCGAAATCGGACGTCACTAGCTTTCCCAAAAGCGAGGCCGTCCTCAAACCCGGTGACCCCCGCCTCATCCACCAGCAAGCGCCCAACGTCAAAATCAACTACGCTCGCGTAATTGGTTCCGTGACGAAGTTCTGCCTCAAACGCTGCAAATGGTATGCGTTCGGGGCCACACCCCGCGAAATTTCTGAGAAACTCGCTGCAGTTCTTCAGCACGCGGACAGTGCCATCATGACGGATTACTCCCGCTTTGACGGCACGGTTGGAAACATCCTCCGGGACATCGAACGGCGCTTCCTTGCCGCCCTATGTCATCCCTCAGTCCTTGTCGAAACGCTGAAATTGCATCGCATGCAGTACAAGCAGCACAGCAAGAGTAAGCATGGAGTCAAGTACTTCACTGGCTACAGCAGGCTTTCTGGCTCCGCCGAAACTTCAGCATTCAACACGTTCGCAAACGCGCTCGTGGCCTTCGTGGCACTGATGAAGAGCGGAGAGGGCTTCACGCCCCAGGAAGCTTGGGACCGCCTAGGTCTTTACGGGGGCGACGACGGGGTTACACCCAACATCGACCCGGCACATTACGTGCTGACCGCTCGGCGGTTCGGGCTCAAACTGAAGGCCCAGCCTGTGCAGCGCGGTGAGCTAGGGGTCGTATTCCTAGGCCGTATTTATGGCCCGGGGATATGGACCCTAGACCCCAACTCCATGTGCGACCTGGAACGCTGGCTATGCCGCTTCCATTGCACGTCGAAGGTGGACTGCAGCCCGGTTGAAAAGCTCCTGGAAAAGTGCCGAGCCCTGTCGCTCACGGACCACGACACCCCGTACGTCCGCGAGTTCATTGACATGGTTAAGCGCATCTGGGGACGCGACTGGCCCGAGCAGCATTGGGATTGGCGGCTTTGGAAATGGGGTTCTGACCACGCCCTCAAGGATCAGTACCCCAACACGGCTGAGGAGTGGATGTTGGAAGTTGCTCGTGGCATCGCGGAGCGGCTCAACTTCAGTGAACCCGTGTTCTTGGAGTGGGTCGCTTCACGCACGGACCTCAAGTCCGTGCTCCACCATGAAACAGTTTTCGCCGTCCCGATTCAACCCAGCGTGGACCGACTGATGGTGGTTGGCGATGAGATGCGCATGCCTAGCGGCGAAGGCATGCAAAACGTGCATCCATTGGCTCTCATGTCACCCGAGGCCAATGCAAACACCGAGCAACCGGTGACACCTTCCCCGGGCACCGCCAACGGGACTGAAGAGTCCAAAGACGCGGAACCCGCGGACGCCCCTGCTGCTGCTGTTCTCGTTGCACCTCAGCGTGCCCCAGGACTAGCAGTCCAACAAACGGCCAAGTTCTCGTGTTGGGTAAACCTAGGCGCTGGCTCAACCACCAGCGCCCCGGTAACGCCCGCCACCCCTTCGGCCAGGGCCCCGAAAGTTGATGGACGCGTCCTATCGGACACGTCCACAACCACGCCTCGGGTCAACAAACCCGACAAGCCAGCTAAATCAGCCGGCAGGAAGAGCGTGAAGACCCCAGGCAACCAAGCCGCACCCGGCAAGGTCGCCAAGCCCAAACCAAACGCGAAGCGTGACTCCGCTCGCACACCAGGAACGCCAAAATCTATGAGCGTTCCTGACGGTGCAACTGGAGCCAAAACTTCAAGTGCGGCGAAGGCTAAGCGTGACAGTGCTGGTGAGAACCAGTACAGTCAACGCCCGGGGTCAGACAAGGGTAAGCAGGGCAGCTCGCGTCAACCGCAAGCTGCGGGTCCGACGCCGGCCGCTCGGGCGAAAACGGCTAAACCGCCTCGCCCGCCAGCGGCCGCCATCGGATCTGGCCCGGAGGGTCAGGTGGCTCCGACAGCGGCCCCTGAGGAGACACGTCCCCGCAAGCGCCCCGCGCCTAAGTGCCAGCGGGATCTAGAAGGCATCTGCCCTCTTGGACCCGCATGCCGCTTCCGCCACCTAAGCGCTGACACGCAAGGTGGCAAGGCGTATGCTAAGGGCCTCGGGGTCGTTTAAAACTTGAATGTCTTGGACACGGGGCGGGGCCGCTGGGGGCTCCGCTTCGTATTGACTTTACACGGTTCTCACCGCTGTAGTTTGCCCGTGTCCGTACAAAGCGACAAACTAAAACCCAACCTTAAAGGATTGTTATTCTGATGGCTAACAAGAGAGCTGGGAGAAACCGCGCTAATCCGCGGAACAAGCCTAATCAGCCGAAACCTACGGCTAAGGCCCCTGCCAACGTTGTGTCGAAGCCCCGCCGGCGCCGAGGTGCTGGTGTGGGAGACCTGGCCCGGTACGCAGCAATGCTTGCCGACCCGTGCGATTCCAGTTTGATTTCTGGAATATTCGGAGCCACCGGCGCCTCCGTTCAACGACTCAGTTCGATGTGGATGGCGCCGACCACGGCTGCCGACGACTGTGGATTCCTCCTTTGGTGCCCGCAATATACTTGCGATGGCACTAATGCGGGGGGCTCCGCTAACGGCACGCACGCCAACTTCGTCGCCTGGCAACACACCAATTCCAGCACGTCGTTAGGCAACACGATTGCAGATCCCGCCTACACCGGCGGTGTGTCCGCTATGTACGGCTCCACGATTCGAGACCCCGCATTCGAGTTTTGTTCCAACGGGTACGTGCGGGATGCCCGGCTAATCTCAGCCTGCATCCGCGCGACGTACGTTGGCTCCATGACATCCTCTGCGGGGATGATCTACCCACTGGAGAACATTCCCAACGGCTTTGTTGCCGGCGGTGGTTTCTCCATAGATGAGCTGTGCGCCTACGCACGGCGTGGCTCGAGAGTCGGAGTGGACACCCACGAGGTACGCTACAAACCTGACCCATCCACCGCGGACCGCTTTTTACAAGTGGACCACGGCCCTGTCCTTCTTGGCACAGGAGCAGGCTCCGCGACCACAGAAAGCTCCTATGTGAGCTACAACGCTGAACCTCGCTGGTACGGCTTCGCGTGGACCGGTTTAAACACCGACAACCCCAACAGCCTCCAGTTTCGCTTTGTCAAGAACATCGAGTACCGCACCAACCCAGGCAGCGGTATTCCAGCCAGCCCCACCACCTACGTGTCTGAGTCCCTTATGGGCAAGGCACTAACGTTGTTGGACCGGCGCAACCCCGACTGGGCCACCCGCGCAGGGAAGGCAGCCGCGACCCTCGCCGGCCGGATCTCCATAATGGCGCTCGCTGGCGTCTAACTTAACGGGCAGCAATGTCCGCCAAGAAAGACCACCGGTGTGACCAGAGTTGAACGCTTCTTCTTCCGCCCCTCTACATCCGGATGACACCACACTGCAGCTACCGTAAAAGCTGCTTTTATCAACCCGCGTTGTAGTCCGTCGGCTGCGTTTCGCAGCCTTCAGACGCTAACAACCGTTATCGCGCTCCGCGATGACATTCCAC